AAGCGAGGTAGCCGCGGGCGGTGGTGCCCAGCTGGCTCTCGACGGCCTGGGAAACCTCACGCTCGAAGGCAGCAGCCTCCTGGGCGTTGCGGTCGTTCGGCAGCAGCTGCGCACGGATGGCGCGGAGGAAGCTATAGCGGCGGGTCTCCTTATCGGTCAGGCCGATGTCAGCAGACCGGGCGATCGGCTGAGCGCCAGCAGCAGGAGCGGCAGGGACAGCAGGCTGCTTCGCCCGCTTGCCGATCGCAGCCAGCACTTCACGCATGGCGTCAGCTTCAGTGGCGCCGCGCTCGATCAGACCCTGGGCGAGATCGTCGGCGCCGTGCTCACGGCACAGGCCAGTGATGCTGGCGACGCGGGTGCGCTCATCGGCCGCAGCCTGCGCCCGCACCGCCTCGAGATCGATGGTGGGTTCCATGGTTTTGGGGTCGGGGGTGGAAGACGCGGCCGAGGCCGCGGGGGTGGCGTCGTCGTCGAGACTGCGCCCGAGACCGACGGTCTGATCCGCCGGCACGCTGACGATGCTCACCTCGTGAGGTTGCCACGAGGTCGCGATGATGCCATCAGCACCACCACTTCGGATGGGCTGAGCATCGTTGATGGCATAGCCCACGGACACATTCCGCAGGATCCCATCTCGCACATCAGCCAGCTTCTCTTCAGCGAACGCATTGCGGGCGAACCGCACGCGGACCATGCCGCGGCCATCATCCAGCCAGCCGCGTTCAATCACGCCCAGCACACGGTCGGGATCGTGGTTCCATAGCAGCGGCGCCGCATCATTCAGCCGCGACAGATCGACGGCGGATTCATCGTGGCTCAGGATCTCGCGACCGAACCAACGATCGACCGGCGCCTCGCTGGAGAACGGGAACTCGAACGTGCGAACGTCCGGCTGCTCATCATCAGCAGCCTTGGCGCGCACGGCCGCGGCATAGTCGAACGATGCCTGCCGGCGCAGTGGCTGCTGGTTCAGCTCGCGCAGATTCACGGCAGACGCTACAGATCCTCGGCTCACTGTAGCGCCCCGATCCTGGGCAGCCTTGATGGTCTCCGCCTTGCTGCTCGCCCAGGTCTGACCAGGGTCGCCGCCCCATGCCGCCCATGCCACACGACCCGGCGATGGATAGCCATCCTCCCCAGGGCTGAAGCCCTCGCCGGCCTTGTCCACCTCATGCCGCGCGAACCATGCCGCCATGGTGATCACCGTGTCCGGGCTCAGCTCATCACCGGACAGGATCTGCCCCGCGCGCCGCGCTGCCACCTCCGTTCCCCCCGGTCGGCCCTCGTCCTTCCATGCCCGATACCGTTCCGCCTCATCACGCATCCCGGCGGTCGGCATCAGGTTGATCGTCTGCCCGTTGATCTCAGCCATCGGTGCCAGGCTCCTCGATCTCGTCTGGATCCTCGGCATCCTCCTGGTCAGGTGACTCCAGATCACCAGGCGGCTGCGCATCGCTCGGGCCTAGCTGCGTCTGCGCCACACCGGCACCGGACACCTGCGCCGGGTTGGAATCGAACTGCAGCCCCAGCTGTTCCGCACGGTCCACCTCATTGGCGCGCGCCAGCAACAGATCCTCCAGGTCGCCGCCGCTCTCGGCCACCACCTGCGCCTGGGTCTTGAAGCCCGACCGCACCGCGTCCTTGTAGGCCGCCACCTCCTTACCGGGATCGACCCACGCCCAGCCGCGCGGGAACCATCGCACCATCTCGAACCGTTCCGGCACCACCTCATACCCAGGCAGCACCAGCGCGCCACTGCCGACCGCAGCCGCCAGCCAACGCTCATAGACCGGCTGCAGCAGGTGCTCAATCAGCCAGTCCTGCAGCGTCCGCCATTCCTCCCGATCCTCCAGCAGGCTCAGCCGGCTGCTGCTGTAGTTGCTCTGGCTGAAGTCCCGCGAGACCGTCTCGTAGCTACAGCCGATCGCCGCCGCCACCGCGCGCAGCATCGCCCGCAGGAACGGCTCAAACTGCCCATCCGGTGCATCCAGCTGCGGCACGCTCACCGACTCGCCCGGGGCCAGGTACTTGAACACGCCCGGCTCGAAGTTGCTCACCCGCTCTTCGTCGTAGACGTCATCGCCCTGTAGCTCACCCTCTGGGCTCTGGATAAAGCCCATCAGGCTCGAGCTCGCGCGCGCACGCACCACCTCGGCCTCCTCATACCCTGCCAGGTGGTGCAGCCGCTTCACCGCCGACGCCATCCACGTCACGCCGCGCGTCTGCCCCGGCCGCTCCGTCACGAAGAGGTGGATGATCTCAGAGGCCGGCACCTCCTGCGTGGCGTAGCCCACGCCGTTGATCATGTCGCCAGGGTGTCGCGTGCGGAAGGCGTAGCTGAGCGGCCTGCCCCAACGGTTCACCTTCACGCCCATGCGCCACTCATTGCCCTGCGCATCAGGCCCTGAGCTCTTGCCCTCGTCGCAATAGTCCGCCTCGATGATCTCCAGCGCCAGGGGGACGCGGCTCCTGCCGAACGCTTCAGGTACCACCCGGATGAACACCTCGCCTGACTCCGCGACGCTGCGCATCGCCAGCCGCAGGATCTCAGGCAGGCCCAACTTCCCGGCAACGTGGCACCGGTCCTTCTTGCCCCACTGCTGCCAGGCCGCTTCAATCCGGCCGTTGAGCGACTGATCCAGCCGGCCGCCGCCGCGCTGCATCATCACCCGGCCCTGAAGCCGGATGCCGCGGCCCACCACGTTGGCGCCGATCGCACGGATCGCCTGGCGGGCATAGCTGTTGTCACGCACCAGCTGGCGCGAGCGGTTCCGCAGCCGGATCAGGCTGCCGTCGATCTCAGCGTCTGCACTCGTGCTCGAGGTCACCCAGTCCGAGGTAAGCCGCGACACCATCGCGCCCTCATACTGCCGGCGCCGCCGCTTTGGTGCTGGCTGCTCCACAGCCTCGAACCCACCGCCTGCGATCCGGCCGCCGCCCTTCCGCTTCCCCATCAGGTGAACCTCACGAACAGATTCCGCGGATCACCCAGCCCGGCCGCCACCTTCTCCGCTGCACGCTCGCGCGCCACGATCGCCTTCAGCTGCGCCTCTCGCTCCATCAGCTGGCCCAGGTCGTTGGCCGTCCAGCTCCGCGACCCGATCGTGTACTGCTTCGCGCCCTTGCTGATGATCGCCCTGATCGCAGCCTGCACCGCATCCAGATCCTGCTCCGCCTGGCTCCGGCCATCGACCGCCCCAGGCGAGCCGGCATAGCTGAGCGCCGCGACCACCAGCGTGGTGCCGCTGCCAACGGTGATGACCGTCGCGCCGCTGCTGATCCGCGTCTGCCAGTACCACTGCCCCGCATCGAACGCGCCCGACGTCGTGGCGCTGATCGCCATGTCCCACCCGCCGTCACTTCGCGCCGTGCCGGTAACCGTCGCGCCCTCGCTCGCCGTGTTGGTCCGCAGGAACGTGCTCAGCGTCCACGTCGCAGACGTCGCCGCATTGCCGTCCAGATCAACCGCCGCCGGCTCGATCCATTGCACCGTGTCGCCTGCTCTGATCTCTGCCGGTACCGTCACAGGCGCCACCTCCTTCCGGTCACTGTAGCGGCAGCGTGCACCACCACCAGTAGGGACGGGCAGGGCCCGCCAAAAAAAGGCCCCCCACTCCTGCCAGGGAGTGAGAGGCAGCCCAGCGATTGACGTCGCTGGGCGAGCAGGGCCAATGACGCACACAAACTACCACCCGCTGACGAAACTCGCACCACCACGCGCCGGGGCCGGCCGCCGCCGCTTCACCTCACCCGCCGCCGCCGGCTTGCCCTGCTCCACTGCCGCCGCCAGCTGGTCCCACATCGTCGCCCGGTTGTACCGCCGCTTCACCAGCTCCAGCAGCGCCAGGCAATACACCACCAGGTCGAGCGGTTCGTTCCGCGCGCCCGAAGGCTTCTGCCACTCGAGCACCTGGAACCCCTTCACATACCGCGGCACCAGCCGTTCGCAGGTCAGCCCCTTCAGGTACTCCTCGGTTGTGCCGTCATCGAAGTGCACCGCACCGGGCCCGGCAGTCTCCCGCTTCAACCTGGCGTAGATCGTCCGCTTCAGCGTGTCGCCGCCCACCAGGTACAGCGTCAGCCCGCCCTTGATCACCCGGCCGCGCCAGTTCAGATCTACCTTGTTGCCCCTGCTCAGCGCCGGCGCATTGCGCGTGCTGCTGCCCTTCAGCGCCACCACGCCCGCGCCCGCATGGCGCCGGCAATACTCATACGCCTCCTGCGTGAAGTGGCCGCCGGTGTCCACTCCGCAGTGACTCACGACCATCACACCACCGCCGGCCCGCGGCCATTGCGTCGTGCGGATGCTCTCGATCTGCTCCCACACGTCGTCCTGCGCCGGGTCGCCCTCCACCTTCTGGTGCCAGATCCGCCAGAGCTCCTCACCCCTGCCCACGCCCCACACCGTCGTCTCCAACCAGGTGTCCTGCACATCGACCGCCATCAGCAGCAACACCACACCAGCCGGCACCTGACCCGCCGGATACGGATCCTCCGCCGCCCGTGCCATCAGCCCGTCCGCGCTGATCCGCGCCACCGCCTCATCCTCCCAGGCCTCGGCTGCCCGCTTGTTGACCCAGCCCTTCAGCAGCAGCGGGTCATCCTTCGCCCGCATGAACTCGTCCCGGATCTGCTCCCAGCTGGTCCACCCAGCCGGCGCATACCAGCCCGGCAGATGGAAGCCCGCCGTCAACCCGTCACCCGGGGCGCTCGCCTGCCACTCCGCACCCAGCAGCATGCCCGTCTTGTGCTGCTGCCCCACACGCTCGCCGCACCCCGGGCACCGCGCCCACACCTCACCATCCGGCCGGTCCCATTGCATGTGTTCCCGCCATCGCAGCACCTGCAGCGACCCGCAACACGGCATCAGCAGCGCCTGCTGGCGCCGGTCACTCCGCTTCTCGAACTCCTCCGTAATCCGACACGCGCCCCGGGTGCCCGGCGTGCTGGTGATCAGCACCTTGCCCATCGGGAACGTGCTCGTCCTGGTCTCCGCGTTCTCGAGCGGATCCCCCTTGTCGTCCGCCTCCAGTGGATAGCTGCTCACCTCATCCGCCGCCAGGTACGCCGCCGGCATCGACTGCAGCCCGCTCCCGCTGTTCGCACCCGTCACCACGAACATGCCGCCCCTGAATTCCTTGAGGAACATCGTGTTGCCCGAGTCCCGCGACCGGGCCGGGGCGATCAGCTCCGACAGCGCCGGCGTCTCCCTCAGCAACGGTTCCAGCCGCTGACGGTTCAGCCGCTTCGCCATGTCCAGCGTCGGCTGCACCAGCAGCGCAGGCCCCGGCCACAGGTGGATGATCGCCCCCAGCCAGTTCAAGACCACCTCCGTCTTCCCCATCTGCGACCCGAACATCAGCACCACCCGCCGCCACGGTGACCCCGGGCTGAGGCAGTCCATCGGCTCTCTCAGGTATGGCGTCCGGTCCGTCCGCCACGGCCCTTTCTCCGCGCTGCCCTTGCCCGACAGGATCCGATGGGCATCAGCCCATTCGCTCACCGTCATCGCCGCCGGTGGTCGCAAACCCTCCAGGAACGCCGCCCGATACACCGCCGCCCCGTCAGCCATCGCTCAGCCCTCGCAGCGCCACCCGGATTTCCTCCGACAGCATCCGATGCACCTGCCGCACATCGCTGGACGCCGCGATCATCGACGCCACCCGATCAGGGATCCCACTCAGCTCATCACGCACCGCACGCGCCAGCTCGAACGCCTGCCGCTTCACATCCGCCGCCGGCACCAGCTCAGCCCTACCCTGCAGCGCCTCGAGCCGTGCCTTCTCCGCCTGGTAGTGCTCACGCCGCGCCCTGCTCTCGTTCAGGTCCGGGATCTGATCCTCCGGCAACCCACGAATGAACGCCGCCAGGTCGTCATCGCTCACCCGTGCCGCAGGGCCAGGAGGGGGAGCAGCGGGACGAGGGGCCACAGGCGCAGGCTTCACCGGTTCGCCCCGGGCGCCCACCACCGCGTTGTTGTTCCGCGCCGTGTTCCGGTCCCACAGCTCCAGCGCCAGCTCACGCCGCAGCAGCTTCTTCCCGCCGCGCTCCACCACCGCCGCAGCGATCCGGCTCTTCATCGCCGTTGCCACCGTCTGCCGTGTCACGCCCTTGATCTGCGCGAACTCGGCCGGCCTGACCAGTTCTGCCAACGGTTGTCCGCCCTTGCGTCAGTCTTCCGTCAGCCTAGGGTTTCTTCTGACAGCCTTCTGACAAAGCCTTCTGACAACCCGGAGGGGTAGGGGGAAACCCATGCCCGAGACCCATTGCGTCAGAAGGGTTCTCGGGCTCTGGCTGGAAAATGACCACGTTAT